CGGCAAGCTACAGGTTAAGGACATATTAAATCAAATTAGAGACAAGCGCTTGTGTGCATTTTGCGCACAGGTGCTTTTCTTTTGTTGTACTATTACGGATTTGAATTAAACCCTCTGTAGTGCTGCACTCTCGCTCAGCGTGTGCAAGCAAAAAGTTTACTACTATTGAGCGAATCTGACGACTACTACCAAAAAGCGAGTATTTCCAGGGACTTACAACCGATGGGACCCTAGGAATCATTAAAATTTTATGTATCTGGGGCTAGTACACACCTACAGCTACAACATAAACAAAAAGGTAGGGGGGCTTAGTAGTGACCCAAATGTCACACTCTAGGAATATTTTTGGCAACAACAGAAATTTCTTTCGGTCTACCCCTTTACTTTTCCCACTTTTAGTAGCTATACTATAGTAAGACTATAGCTCATAACCTGATAGGGATTATTACCAAATTGGTTAATTACCCATCTTGACCGAGCTATAGACATTCTATAGTATGTGATTTTCTTAAATCCCTAATTGTATCTTCAATTCTGTAGTCTAGGTTTGTAGTTATGCCAGCGGCACTCCCTCACAAGAAAGCGATTGCCAATCGAATCCGCAAGATGATTCGAGATGGCGTAGCTATGAAGGACATCATGGTCTCCATTCAGGAGCTACAGGATGCACCTTCTTCCTTTGCCACCTTCTACAAGATTTATGGTCAGGACATTGCTCAAGAGCGTGCTGACATTGTAGGGATGGTAGGCAACAAAGTAGTACAACAGGCTCTTGAAGGTGACTTCAAGTCTCAGGAACTGTTCCTTCGTAGTAAGGGTGGTTGGTCCCCTAACTCCACCCTGAACGAGCAGGAGCAGGATGAAGACCCTGATATGGATGAGTCTGCTATTGACGCCCTGATGACCCTCCTTGGCAAATCCCGTGACACTACCGATAACAGCGAATGACCTAAGACAACTCCCTGACGAAGAAGTAGCAGCCTTGATGGACAAGTTAGGTCCAGCCAAGGTAGACGAGTTACGACACACTTGGGAGTTCTGGGCTAGACCCAACCAGATAGAGCCGAAGGGCAACCACTGGGATATTTGGGTAGCCTTAGCAGGACGAGGCTGGGGCAAGACCAGAGCCGGGGCTGAATGGGTAAGACACCGTATCCGCAAGGGTGACAAGATTGTACATTGTGTAGCCCCTACTAAGGGTGATGTACGCAAGGTAATGGTTGAGGGGGACAGTGGCCTTCTCAACGTATGTTGGAAGGGTGATAAGACCTACAGAGGCAAACCCATCGGCTACCCAGAATGGTCGCCTACCAACAACACCATGACATGGGAGAATGGGGCTAAGGCTGTATTCTTCTCAGCAGAAGACCCAGAACGACTCAGGGGTCCACAGGCTTACTCTGCATGGTGTGATGAGTTGTGTGCTTGGCGTAATGCCCAAGAGACTTGGGATATGTTGCAGTTTGGACTTCGTTTGGGCAACCACCCACAAGTCTTTATTACCACCACCCCCAAGACGACCAAGCTACTGAGAAACATCTTAGGTGATGAGAAGACGGTAACGTCTACAGGCTCCACCTACGACAACTCTGCTAACCTAGCCTCTACGTTCCTTGACGCTGTAAAGAAGACGTATGAAGGCACTCGGCTAGGTAGACAGGAGCTTTACGCAGAAATCCTTGATGAAGCCTCTGGTGCCTTGTGGAACAGGGCAGGTCTCGCTAAGATCGAGATTGAGGCAGACCAAGTTCCAGACTTAAACCGTATTGTAGTTTCTATCGACCCTGCTATCACCAGCAACTCCGAGTCAGACATGACTGGTATTGTTGTAGCAGGGGTAGACGTAAACGGTATAGCTTACGTTCTGGCTGACTGCACAGGTCGCTACACGCCTCAGCAATGGGCTGCGAGGGCAGTGTCACTCTACGAAGAGTATCAAGCAGACCGCATTGTCGCCGAACGTAATCAGGGCGGAGATATGGTTCGCCATACTCTGCATACAGAGTCTGAGACGGTCCCTGTCAAGCTAGTCCATGCTAGTAGAGGCAAGATGGCCCGTGCTGAGCCTGTCTCCGCCCTGTATGAACAAGACAAAGTACGTCATGTAAAGGGCCTCAACGACCTAGAGGACCAGATGGTGACTTGGGAGCCACTAGGCTCCGTAGGTTCGCCAGACCGCCTAGACGCCCTTGTCTGGGCCATTACGGACCTATCTCTACAGGGCTATGCCAAGCCCCAACTAAAGTTGGCATATAGCTCTGCGAAAGGACTTAGATAATGCCCAAGAAGCTATCGGAGACACAAGCCAAGAAGATTCTTGGTGTAGCTGGTGACAACACGCACAATGGTGGTATTCGTGCGGACGAGTTCCTGCCGGAGCTTCGTGGCAAGAAGGCTATCCGTAAGTATCGTGAGATGCGGGACAACGACAGCACTATCGGTGCAGTCATGTACGCCACCGAGCAAGTGCTTCGTGATGTAGACCTGAAGGTCGTGCCTTGTAACGACACACCAGAAGCCAAGAAAGAGGCAGAGTTCCTTGAGTCTGTTATTGACGACATGGAACACTCTCTGGACGATCATGTAGCAGAGGCACTGTCTTGCCTGTCCTACGGCTTTTCTTGGTTTGAGGTAGTTTACAAGCGTCGTGGTGGTCCAGAGTTTCGTGACTACAAGAAGTATTCCAAGTACAGTGACGGACGCATTGGTATCCGTAAGCTGGCAGCTAGAGCGCCTTGGACTGTATCCCGCTTTGATGTAGACAAGAAGTCCGGTGAAGTGTTGGGCCTCTATCAGGAGGGCAGCTACTATGGTAAGACGAACTATATCCCTGCTAACAAGTCTCTATACTACAAGACGACTAGCATCAACGGCGACCCTAGTGGTCGTAGCATTCTTCGCAATGCTTACACTTCTTATGAGTATCTGAACAATCTTCAGGCCATCGAAGCAATTGCAGTAGAACGAGAGCTTGCAGGTATTCCTGTAGCCCGTATTCCCTCGGAGTACCTCTCTTCTGATGCTACCTCTGCACAGGTGGCCTTCCGGTCTAACTTGGAGGAAATCCTCCGAGACGTTAAGTTCAACGAACAGGGTTACATTATCACCCCAAGTGATACCTACCCTGACAAGGATGGTAGCCCAACCAACATCCGCCTTGTAGACGTAGAGCTTATGTCTTCTAACGGCTCACGAAACATTGACATCGACCCGATTGTCAGCCGCTATCAGCATGATATTGCTCGTAGTGTACTGTCTGAGTTTCTTCTACTCGGCGCACACAGCTCCGGTGGCTCGTATGCGCTATCTAAATCTAAGACCGACCTCTTTCTACGTGCCTTGGAGAGCTACATTAGTGCCATCACTGATGTACTCAACAAACAACTCGTAGAACGCCTGTGGCAGCTTAACGGGCTTTCCTACGATACTATGCCATACATCAAGGCTGGTGATGTAGCACCGCACGATCTTCGTGAGATTGCAGCCTTCCTTCGTAATCTGAATGGCGCAGACATTAACGTCTCTGACCATCCAGAAGTTATTCAAGACCTCATGGACATTGCGGAACTGAGCTATGAACCTAACAAAACTCCCCGGCGAGATGTACAACCGGATGAAGCAGAGAGCTAAAGACAAAGCAGCCCTGCAAACTCTCTATGCCATGACTGACTACGAACTGGCTGACATTGGCCTCACTCGGGGCAGTATCAAGGACGCCTTCTACAAAGGAAAGAAGTAATGCCTTTTAGCTCTAACGCAGACCTCCCCAAAGCAGTACGACAGACTGTCCCTGAAGAAAAGCAATCCAAGTTCCGTCAGGTGTTCAACTCTGTCATGGAAGACACTGGCTCTGAGCAGCGTGCCTTTCAAGCAGCTTGGTCTTCGGTAGAGAAGGTGCAGATGTCCACCTTGGCTGAGAAAGCTAAGAACTGGAATGCCAAGCATGGCTCTAAAAAGGGCAACATCAGTGCTAAGACCCTTCGTGCAGTCTATGACCGTGGCATTGGTGCCTACAAGACCAATCCCGGTTCTGTGCGCCCTAATGTCACTTCCAAAGAACAGTGGGCAATGGCCCGTGTAAACAGCTTCCTCAAGATTGCAGCAGGTCAGAAGGCCGCTACCCACGACAAGGATTTGTTGCCGGGGCGCACGGAGAAGGCTGAGTATCGTGGTGAGAAGGTAACTCTTGACAAGCCCTTCCGCCTTCCGAAAGGCTCTGCTAAGAAGTTTGGAGTCTACGTTAAGTCCGGTGACAAAGTGAAGCGAGTTACCTTTGGTAGCCCCACTATGGAAATCCGTCGAGACGACCCAAA